GACTAGAAGGCGTAGACAACTCATTGCAGAACTGCGTCAAACGAGCAATAGAATTAACCAAGATTGATTTTGGTGTAATTTGTGGGATGAGAACCCCAGAAGAACAGCAAGCCCTTGTCGATAAGGGTGCTTCACAAACCTTAAAATCCAAACACCTTGAAGGTCTAGCAGTAGACCTCATGGCTTATTTAGGAGGGAGGGCCTCATGGGAATTGAGTCTATATGACGATATAGCTGATGCCATGAAGGAGGCTGCAAAGCTTGAAAACGTGGGCATTCGTTGGGGCAGCTGTTGGCATATAAATGATATACGCACTTGGGATGGCACTATGGAAGACGCTATGAATGCGTATGTAGATCTTAGAAGGAGTCAGGGTAGAAGACCATTTATTGATGGACCTCACTTTGAGCTTGCATAATGTGGCTACCTATAATACTAGTGTGTTCAGCACCTTATGTAGAATCTTGCAATATGATCACAGGTTTAGAACTACTTGAAACAAAAGACGAGTGTTTTGCAGAGGCTAATGTTAAAGCAAACATCATATTAAGAAGTCCAACTGTGTATTTAGCAAAACCTGCCTGTCAAATTATACCTCAAAAAGTAAAGAAGTCTACAAAAACAAAAGGAACAGATATCTAATGGCTAGAAATCTAACAGAGAAGCAGCAGAAGTTTCTTGATGTTCTCTTTGAGGAAGCTGAAGGTAATCCTGTTACTGCAAAGAAACTGGCAGGATACAGTGAGAACAACTCTACTTCAGCAATAACCTCATCACTTCAGGAAGAAATTGCTGACTTAACCAAAAAGTTTATTTCAAGCAGTGCAACTAAGGCTGCTTACTCTATGCATCAGATTATGCATAACCCTACGGACTTAGGCAACAAAGAAAAGATGATGGCAGCAAAAGATATACTTGACAGAGGTGGCTTTGTTAAAACAGACAAAGTAGAAGTAACCTCTTCAAGTCCACTCTTTATCCTACCACCTAAACACAATGAAGACGAATAGAAACTGGACTTTACCTAAACCAGAAGAGACAGAAGATGGCTACAACTGGAAGCCTGTTGTAAGAGTTGGCAGGACTATACCTTTTGGCTACAGGCAAAGTGAGGAAGACAGAGATCTTCTTCTTCCTATCGTAGAAGAACTAGAACTACTGGAGAAAGCCAAGAAGTTTATCAGACAGTACAGCTACCGTCAAGTAGCAAACTGGTTGAGTACACAGTCAGGCAGAAACATCTCGCATGTAGGCTTAATGAAGAGAATTAGAATTGAACAAAAACGTAAGACAGAAGCTTCAACTCAACGCTACCTTGCCCAAAGGTACAAAGAGGCCCTACAAAAGGCGCAAGATCTTGAAGCCAAAGTTACAGGAAGAAGAGAAGAAGGTATCCCCACAGGTCAAACCTGAACCAATAGAAGTAGAAGTAGCCCAACAGAAGGTTATCTTTGAACCTAACCCCGGACCTCAAACGGAATTTCTCTCTTCTAATGACCGAGAAGTCCTCTATGGAGGCAGTGCAGGTGGTGGTAAGAGTTACGCCATGCTTGCAGATCCAGTACGCTACCTGAACAACCCACACTTTAGAGGACTGTTAGTTAGACGTACAACAGAAGAATTAAGGGAACTGATATCAGTTTCAAAGACCTTGTACCCACAGGCTATTCCAAACATTAAGTTTATGGAAAGAGACAAGACTTGGGTAGCACCATCAGGAGCAACACTATGGCTCTCCTACCTAGATAGGGATGATGACGTAACAAGATACCAAGGTCAAGCGTTTAGTTGGATAGGGTTTGACGAGCTTACACAATGGCCTACTCCCTATCCTTTTGATTATATGAGATCCAGACTGCGTACCACTAGAGATAGTGGTCTAGAGCTTTATCAAAGAGCAACTACAAACCCCGGAGGCCCCGGTCATAGTTGGGTTAAAAGAATGTTTGTAGATCCTGCTCCACATGGCAAAGCATTCTGGGCAACAGATATAGAAACAGGACAGCAGTTAGAGTGGCCTAAAGGTCATACCTTGGAAGGACAACCACTGTTCAAAAGGAGATTTATACCTGCTACGTTATTTGATAATCCATACTTAGCAGAAGACGGAATGTATGAGGCAAACTTGCTCTCATTACCTGAAAACCAAAGAAAACAACTACTGGAAGGAAATTGGGATGTTAGTGAAGGATCAGCTTTTCCTGAGTGGAACAGAACCATTCATGTTGTTGAGCCTTACGATATACCTAGTAGTTGGACTAAGTTCAGAGCCTGTGACTATGGCTACGGAAGTTATACAGGTGTTCTCTGGTTTGCCGTTGCTCCTGATGAACAGTTAATTGTCTATAGGGAACTGTATGTCTCAAAAGTATTAGCTACCGATTTAGCTGATATGGTATTGGAGGCAGAACAAAATGACGGAACTATGCGTTACGGTGTGCTTGATTCTTCTCTTTGGCATAGGCGTGGTGATACTGGACCATCGCTGGCAGAACAGATGATTATGAGAGGATGCCGTTGGAGGCCATCAGACAGAAGTAAAGGGAGTAGAATTGCAGGGAAAAACGAGATTCACAGAAGACTGCAAATTGATGAATTTACCGAATCACCTCGCTTGGTGTTTTTTAATAACTGCACAAATACTGTCGCTCAACTTCCGATAATTCCTCTTGATAAATCTAACTCGGAAGATGTAGATACAAAATCTGAAGACCACCTTTATGATGCCCTAAGATATGGGGTAATGACAAGACCAAGAAGTAATCTGTTTGACTATAACCCAGAAACACAACGTAGTGGATTTCAAGCAGCAGATGCAACATTTGGATATTAAGGAAAAACTATGGTAGATGAAATAGAACAGCTTGCAATGGATGCTGAAGAATCTGCTGCAATAGAAGATATGGCAGACGATTCCTACAATGATAAACCTACTGGTCAAATAGAAAGGTTTGTCACAGAGAAGTTTCATAAAGCAAAAAATGCTAGGCGTTTTGATGAGGAACGGTGGATACAAGCTTACAGAAACTACAGGGGTATCTATGGTCCTGATGTTCAATTTACTTCTACAGAAAAATCAAGAGTATTTGTTAAGGTTACTAAGACTAAAGTTCTTGCTGCCTACGGTCAACTTGTAGAAGTTCTTTTTGGTGGGAATAGGTTTCCTTTAGGTATTAGCCCTACTGTTTTACCAGAGGGAGTAGAAGATACTGTTAGCCTAGAAACTAACCCCCAAATGAAAGAGGCTCTAGGAGACGCAGAAACAGCCCCTACAGAGGAAAGATCACTTTTGCCGGGGGAGACCCTTCCAGAATTTAATGACCGTGTAGGGCCTCTTAAAGACGATCTGAGCGCAGTTGAGGGTGATGTAGAGTTTAAACCCGGTAAAACTCCTTCTGCTGTACAGTTTCACCCTGCAATGGTTGCGGCTAAAAAGATGGAAAAGAAGATCCATGACCAACTGGAAGAGTCTAACGCCAAGAAACAACTAAGAGCTGCTGCATTTGAAGCTGCACTATTTGGTACTGGTATTATGAAAGGGCCTTTTGCAGTCGATAAGGAATACCCTAATTGGGATGAGGGTGGTGAATACAAACCAGTATTTAAAACTGTGCCACAAACATCCAGTGTTTCTATCTGGAACTTCTACCCTGACCCAGATGCACAAAATGTTGATGAAGCAGAGTACGTTATAGAGAGACACAAAATGTCTCGTTCTCAACTACGTGCGCTTAAACGTAGACCTTTCTTTCGTTCTAATGCTATTGACAAGTCTTTGGAGATAGGAGAAGACTATGACAAGAAGTGGTGGGAACATGCAATGGATGAGGATAATGAAGAAGACTCATCTTTAAGGTTTGAAGTTTTAGAGTTCTGGGGTTTTGTTGACCGTGACATCATTGAACAGTACGATGTAGATATTCCTAAAGAACTTAAAAAGGTAGATCAACTTAGTGTAAATGTATGGATCTGTAATGGCTGTGTGCTACGCTTAGTGATGAACCCCTTTACTCCTGCCTATCTCCCTTATTATGCTACACCCTATGAAATGAACCCCTACAACATCTTTGGGGTGGGTATAGCAGAAAATATGGATGATACTCAAACGCTTATGAATGGCTTTATGAGAATGTCCGTAGATAATGGCGCACTTTCAGGAAACCTTTTGATTGAGGTAGATGAAACCAACCTAGTTCCCGGACAGGATCTTAGTGTATATCCCGGTAAAGTCTTTAGGAGACAAGGTGGCGCACCCGGACAAGCTATCTTTGGTACAAAATTCCCCAATGTCTCTAATGAAAACATGCAGATGTTTGACAAGGCTAGAGTACTTGCAGATGAATCTACAGGTTTTCCTTCGTTTGCTCATGGTCAAACTGGTGTGTCAGGTGTAGGTAGAACTGCATCAGGTATTTCCATGTTGATGAATGCTGCAAATGGTTCTATTCGTAACGTCATTAAGAATGTAGATGATTACCTTCTAGGACCACTTGGAAAGGCATTTTTTAACTTTAACATGCAGTTTGACTTTGATCCAGAGATTAAGGGTGATCTTGAAGTTAAAGCTCAAGGTACAGAAAGCTTGATGGCTAATGAAGTACGCAGCCAGAGATTGATGCAGTTCATGCAGACAGTATCTAATCCACAGCTTGCTCCTTTTGCCAGAATGGATTACATTGTCAGGGAAATTGCTAAGAGTATGGATCTTGATCCAGACAAGATAGCTAACTCCATGAGCCAAGCTGCAGTACAGGCAGAAATACTCAAAAAGTTTCAACAGCAGAATCCACCTCCTCCACCTCCACAACAAGGACAAGCACCAGTTCAGGGTGGACAACCCCCTGCTCCTGCAGGTGGACAGGTAGAAGACACACAAGGCTCTGGTGGTGGAACAATAGGTACTGGTTCAGTGCCAACTCCAGATGAACCCGGATTTTCTGCTAACAACCAAGGACCTATGCAATGAACCTAAAGAAACTTGTCAATGACAAACCCCTTTGGGATAACTTTGTAGAATACGTAGATCATATTATAGATCAACAGCACAGAGCTATGGAGCAAGCAGAAGACAGCATTATGCTCTACAGGGCGCAGGGTGCTATTGCTACTTTAAGAAGACTAAAGTATCTTAGGGATGAGATGAATAATAATGCCAACTAAATTGACAGATAAAACAAACTTTGTGGTAAAAGAAACTGGTAGACCTGTCTTTAAATTAGATGGTGAGAATGTTTCTGAAAAATCTGCTACAATTAAAGTAGATGATTTCTATATTAATCTACCTTCAATACATGGCAATATGAAGTACAGTGAAGATGAACTTTATAATATGTTAATGAATGATGAAATAAAGGCAACAAGTGTTCATAAAAAACATAGTGATGCAATTAAAGCTGCAAAAGAAAGAAGTAAAAATTTAACTATTATAAAACGTAATAGTAAAAATAAAGGTGGAGTAGCAACAGACGAACAAACACAACAAGCATTTAACCAAGGTGGTTATGGTGTAGCAGGTAAGTTTAGTTCTGACACTGGCGTATCTGCAGCAAAAGCAAAAGGTAACTTTAAAGGTGTTGGCTACAAGGGTGAGGCAAAAGAAGCTCCTGCAGAGACTAAAAACTATGGTCAGGTTACTGGAGATCCTTCAAAAGATAAATCTGAATCTACAGTAATTCCTGCTTCTTTTGAAGAAGGACAATTTGATCAATATAAAAGAGTAGATCCAGAAGTTTATACTAATTTAAAGTTTAAACAAACAGATAAAGATGGACCATTGGGCTATACTGGTAAGACTTTAAAAGAATATCAAGAAGAAGTTAAATTAGACACTTATTTACAAAATTTAGAGGATAAAAGAAGAAAAGCCGAAGAAAAAGAGGCATCAGTAAAAGATATACCTAAAGAAAGAGTAGAGAGATATTCTGATTTAGGTGAGACAGAAGATATGGCTAAAGCCAGAGTAACAAATTCTCTATTTACTAAATTTAAGGAAAACGAAAAGAAGATAAGAGAAGATCTTATAAAATACAGGGTATCTAAAGGTAAGTCAGATTTCTATTCAGAACTTGATAAAGCTCCTTTATTAAAAACTGTAGTAGATTTTAATTTTATGATACAAAAATTTACAGGGCGTAAAGATTTTCAGTGGAATGAGAAACTTGGAAAACCAACTTTTAAACCTTTTATTAGTAATTTAAAACAAGATAATCCTGTAGATAATAACTTAATTTACCAACTTTTTGCAAATGCTTTAGGAGTAGAAAAAGCATTTCTAGATCAAAAAGATAAAGAATACAAGGTTAAGTCGGATAGAATAGCATCAGGTAATATAAATTTAAGTGAAGTAGAAATTGACCAACAATTATCAGGTGAATTTAATTATGCCGATTTTTATTGGTGTTCTGTTTTTATAAACGAACTTTTAACTCTTACTCAAGATCCTAATTTTGTATATCATTCTGGAGTACTTTATCCAAATGCTAAACCTATGTCTGAAGAGGCTTATAAGAAATTAAGAGCTGCAGAATATTTTAATTTAGGTAAAAAAATTAAAGGTGATAATGTTCAACTAGGAGATGTAGGTTTAATTAAAGATTCTAAAAGGGAAAATACTCCCGGCCATTTAACAATAATTGTAACTGAGGAAGCTAAACATCTTTTTAAACCAACTGGTCTACATTGGAGTACTGAAGGTTTCTTAGGAAATTACAACATAGATAAGAAACGTGAGGATAAATTAAACCTGAATTTAGATGGTTTAAAAAAATATTTAGAAATACACCCTGAAGATAAAGATCTTTTTTTTACTGGAATTGGTGGACATCAAACAGTGGGAGGTGTTCCTCAAGTTACACCTGTAGTTTTTACAAAAGATGCCTTAGTGGGTGTAAGAAGGTTTGTTATAACAGAAGAAATAAAAGAAAAATTAGCAGAAGATAACCCTGATTTATCTAAAGTATCCCCAACTACAACTCCTCAAGACTATGAAGTAAAACCAAACGATACATTAGATAAAGTTGCTAAAGAAAATAATACGACAGTAGAAGAAATACTAAGAGCTAATCCCGAAATAGAAAATCGAGATGAAATTTTTATCGGTCAAATTATAAAAATACCAAATAAAACAAATCTTAATCAAGGTGGAATGGCAATAGAACAACAAATGGATTTATCTGAAGAGTTTGATCCAGAAGGTAGTGGTTACGATTACGAGACTGCTATACATTATGGTATAGAGCCTGATGAAGATAATCATTGGCCTAGTAGAGTTCCTGAAACTGGACTACTATTAAAAGGAAGGAAACATGAAACATTTTATAAAACTGTAGAAGCAGAAGAAAAACTTGGGTACAAAATAATAAAAGGTAAAGATGGTAGATATTATTCTTTTAAAAAATCATTAGCTATGGCAAAGGGTGGAATGACAATGGAACAGCAGATGAGTTTATTTCAAGAAGGTGGCATGAAAGACGATGGTATGGATGTTGATCCTGTAAGTGGTAATGATGTTCCACCCGGATCATTAGCTAAAGAAGTACGAGATGATATACCTGCACAATTAAGTGAGGGTGAGTATGTTGTTCCTGCTGATGTCGTTCAGTATTACGGTGTGAAGTTCTTTGAAGATCTTAGGATGGAAGCAAAACGTGGTCTTGCAGAGATGGATGCCACAGGCAGAATAGGTGGTGAGCCTATGTCTATGACAATGATTGCAATCGGAGGAGCAGAAGAAGAACAAAAAGAAAGACAAAAGAAAGCTCTTGGTGGAATAGTTGGATTTGACAATGGTGGTGGTGTCTCTAAAGACATGGCTGAAGTGCAAAAGTATGGGACTTTTGATCCTAATAGATTTCGTTATGTTGGAGCAACACTAAGTCCATCAGGTCAATCAATGGGTATTACAACAGGAGATACACACTCTAAAATGTTCTATCACCCTGATGGCAGAGTTCAGGCTGTTCCCGGAAAAATGGTTACGGTTAATGGGAAACAAAAGTTCTTACCTAATACACAATATGCAGAGTTTACTGAAAGTCCTTGGTCAGATACTCCTCCTTCTCAAGCAAAAGCTCAAGAGGCTCAAGCTCCAAAAGAAGATAGAGAGGATAAAAATAGATCTTCTTTTGATGCTGAAGCACAGAGATTACAAAATGAAAACTCCTTAAAGATTTCTGCTGACAGATTAGGTTTAGATCCTAAAGTTTTTGCAGGATTGGGTTTGTTCACAAGATTTAAACTTTTCGGTGAAGAAATAAAAGCTATGAAGGGTCAAGAAATTGATAAGGATAAAATAAATTCTATAGTTAGTGAAGATGGTCAAGGAAGTCCTTTTGATCTAAAATCTATGTTGAAGACTGTTACAAAACTTGGATTTTTAGCTACAGGTAATGTAATGATACCTATTGCTGCAAAAGTAATTGGAGGTATTTTTATAGATGATGATGAAGTAAAAAAGAAACCTGCTAAAGCTATAATTAC